TACGAGTTCAGTGAGGACTCGGCGTTAAGTCTAACACTAGGACTCAAGTTCTAGGCATAAAAGAACCCCCGTAAGATTGATTCCTACGGGGGTTTCTTGTGTCTTAATCTTGGGTCTTGTCTAGTTCTCGTCGTCGTTCTCTGGCTTCCACTCTCTTGGCGAACCATCTAAACGGTGCCAGTAGTCCGTTACCAATCTCTGCGGGAGAAGGCAGGAGCCAACCAAGCACAAGCAGAAGAACAAGAAGAGGATCGGCATTGCTAATATTAACAGTACCAGCATCAATGTCGTCTCCAGAAGATTCGACAGCCAGCGTAGCATTCGTGTTTTCAACATTCTCTCCTACAACAGCAGTAGCGTTAATCTCAGGACCTGAACTGCCCATGATGAAGTCCAATGGGTTAATCGGTCCACAGCCTGCTGTCAAGAGTGCTACAACAATAAGGGCAGCTACTTTACGTCTCATAGGTCCTCCTACGCAACAAGTCTTGCAAGTGCAGGATGGTAGCCTTAGACTCAGCTAGGGCTTCCCGTAACTCTGCGATCTCTCGCAACAGATCGGTCTTCTGTGTGTGCAGAAGTTCTACTTGCTCTGACAGGTTATCTATTTGGGTTTGTAGGGTCTGGTGGAAATTAGTACGTCGTTGGTACTCTTGTTCAGCCCTGGACTGTAGGAATCGCCAGAGACCCATAGAGGACACTAGAGCTACAGTGATTGGGACAAATACGGTTGTTAGCAGTTCTAGTGGCATGGGTCTTTCTTCTTAGCTTGGTTTAGTTGGCCATGTGACGTTAGTAGGGTCTGTTGTATTCGCTGGAAGATCTCTTAGGGCTTGTCGGTAGGTCTTCCATTCTTCTTTGTTGGTAACTGGGCTATCTTCTCCGACCCTCCAGTCACTGTCTTTCAACTCCATTGCCCTGATTAGTTTAAGTTCTCTCCAGGCATCTTCTGTTCGTTTAGTTGCAATCTCTGAAGCGGTTTGGTCAACTAGCGCCCCATTAACTACCTTTTTATCCTTGATGTCTTCCTGAGTCTCAATGTAGGACTCATCGGAAGCTAGTATTTCGTTCACTAAAGAAGAATCAAGGGACGCTGTGCCGCAAATGACTCCAGTAGAAGTCTTATACTTTACAATTCTTATCATCGTCATTTCTTTAGCTCCAGTACCGTCATAGAGGCCTCTTGAGACCGAGAAGATCCGCCTCCAGAATTTTCCGCCGTGATTTTATAGGTGATAGTGCCAGTATAGTTGGGGGTCTCACCATAAACAGCCGCTTCTACAGCCCGTAGGTCGTGTACAATGTTCAAATAGTCCGCTACTTCCTCAAAACTACCTGTCCCTTTTTTTCTAAACAGTCTGTAGTTTACTCGGCCCGTCCCACTCACGTCATCCTGTTCAACCACAACAGTCCAAATAACCTGGATAGCGTTTCCGCTGGTAGCATTGATAGCTGCGTTGACTACATCGACCTGACTAGAACCCCAATTGACACCAGAAGCAGTGGTAAAACTCCTCGTCGTAACTGCTGAATCTTGGATCTTTACTGTACTTACAGCACTGTCTTCGAGTTTAGCCGTGGTAACTGCGGAACTGCCTATCTTAGTTTCTGTAACAGACTGAAACCCAAGTTTAGCTGATGAAATACCGAAGTCTGCTACAATGGTTGCTTCTCCAACAGGTCCGCCAAGAACAGTATTGTCTAGTTCAAACCCGCCAACATCAGACACAGCATCATAAGTTGTTGATGTAATCTCACGCAGGATTAGATTTACCCGTGGGTCTAGGTCCTCAATAGACAGGCTCCAAGAGGCAACCTCAAATAACTTGTCCGTCCAACCAAAACGAGTGTTCGTCAGCTTAACAATGTCAGTAGGCTGAAGGTTGAAGGCAGCTAGGCCAAACTGTCCTGTCACAGTGATCTGACTACGCTGACGCTCAAGGGCAATGTTAGCAAGACGCTGGGCTTCTCTCGAAGTGTCGGTGAATTGTAGTGCCATCTCCATTGTCTGTTCAACACCACCATCGACAGTCACAAAGGCAGAGTCGGTAACAGCGGGGTAGTCAGTGAACTGATAGTTGGTCTCAGGGCCTCTGTAGGTGCCTCGTACCTTGTTGAAGTTGTCACGAGTGCTGTGACGTGTAGATACGTTCAGAGGCGCTCTCAGGTCATCTTCGTCCAGCGTAAGGGTAGGTGCAATATACTTACCTGCTCGCATGCGCCACTTGCCCTGTGAATACCACAGACCACCTGCACAACTACTCATCAACTGTTCTAGGATGTCTACAGGTGCCGTGTCAGTGGTAAAGGTGCCGTTGCAAGTGTAGCGACTATGGGCGGCAGACGCTGAACCATCCACAGTCGTGGTGACTGATTCATCACACACATCTGCTGCTACAGCAAAGGACGCCTCTGGTGATGTACTGCTAGAGTCCCCAGAGAATACGTTAGAAGATGCCTCACCCAGACCAAAGGTGTCGTCCAACAAAAAGTCACGAACAATCAGGGCTGGGTTATCAGACCAAGCTGTGGTGGCGTCACGAGGATCATACACCTTCTTACCACGAACTTTGGCACTAATAGTGGGGACACCGTTTTCGTAGATGTCATCTTGGTACTTCAGCCTGACCGCAATGTGAGCTATGCCAAGCAAGTCGTGTGAATTGGTCCAGGAAGTGGCGTCACTGAAGATACTCCAATTACTGATTGGGTCATCACCTGCCGCATGACCACCAGTGACTGTCTTAATATGAACTTTGCCGTTATATGTCGTAACAGCACTGTCGACCGAATTACCCGCCTCGTCAATACGTTGAGCAGAAGTGACGCTTCCAGAAGAGTCTATCGTTAACTTAAAGTCGTCCAGGTATATCTCTTGGAAACTGTCAACCTCGTGATCTGCGACAGCAATAATTCGGTACAGGTAGTCACCAGCAGCATTGGAATAGGTGTCTTCGTAGACAACAACACCACCAACCTTTGTTTCACCATAGATGACTTGCCTATACTGACCAGCAGACTTGGTGTTTAAGGTAATTCCAGGCCTAGCCTTAGAGTTCTCTTCGTCAGGGGTTAGTGCTGAACCAATGTACCCACGAGCAAACCCAGCAATAAAACCGCCAACAGGGTTGCCTGTAAGAAGGCCTCCTACAAAGCCAGCCGCACCACTCATTAAGCCTTGGCCAGCATCCTCTACAAAATCGTCAAACCAGCCCATCTTAGCTTCCTACCTTAATCATTCGGGTATAGCCCCCCAGATCGTTGTCTTGTTGGCCATTGACTCAATGTAATCCAGCCCAAGGTCGCCAGAATGACGCTCTTTTTGTAGGGCCGATGTGTAGCGAGTGTTACGAGGGCGCTCTAAGGCAACCATCTTGTTCTCTACAGTCATGCTGATAGTGCTGACTTGCGACCCTTCTTCAATAACCATCTGATCCATGTAACCAGTAAAGATCTCGGTCATGTCGTTAGGCGCACTCATCAAGCCAAAGTATATCTTAGCCTCCCGACCATGATACTGAGTAGACAAGGCATGAACCAACAAAGAGTTCTTTAGCCCCGTCATACTAACGGTAACACCCGTTGCCTGAAGCTGTGAGGTCTCTTCAATAACGTCAATGGCTAACAACTCTCCTACACCAGAGTAGGTATTGCTGTTGATCGTCTTATCGCCGTAGCCAGTCCACAGTCTGACTTCGTTAGGTGAGTCAAATAACAACTCTACAGCAAAGAAGGGTTGAATAACGTCAGATGTAAAGGTGTTGCTGTTGTCACGAGTTGCCATTATACAGCCTCCACTGCCTCAAAACTAATGCCGTAGAAGCTGGCATTGTCGATGTCCCATGAAGTTACGTTAGACGACAACCTAAACTTGCCTACAGTACTAGATACGACAACAGCCTCTGCATCGGCCACAGAGCGCCGTACAGCGGGCCAAACTTCAAAGGTAGCTTCATTATTCCCGTCACTGTCAACGCTCTCCAGGACCTTGTGAAGGCTTGCAGTGGCCCCTGTACCTAGCTGTATGTAGTCACCAGGCTTTAGGTAGCCTGTGGTGCTTGCTGGTAGGCCGCTAAGAGTAATCTCTGAATCACCTGAAGACAGCGCCCCACTAATTACGGGTGTTCCAGCAGCAGTAGCAGCAGAGCCACGAGGGGTCTTTAGATTAGGGTCCCCCATAAGAAAAGTACCTTCTCGACCCTTTAGTTTGAGTAGGAAGGTAATCCATTCTTCTGCTTTGTCACTCTTGACGCTAGGGATACGGACTGAAGCCTCCCAACGCTGGCCAGAGTGTGCAACAACCTGTTGTTTGTAGGTAAAGGGGGACTCACTGATTGCAACAGCACTAGAGGCTCGCAGAGTGATCTCTGCAATGCCAATAGCCGTGGGAATTGATAGAGGGTATGTGATAGCCATTAGCCAAAGGTACTCCGCATTGCACCGCCCTTCTGACGGGATTTAACAACTTCTGCCGCCGCAAACTTAGCCATCTTAGGTGCTTCAGCGGCAATGATGCGCTTGACTGACTCGTCACCGTTAGCAGAGAAGTTGAAGTTCTGTGTGATGTTGACACCACCTCCACCTGCTACACCTAACTTGCCACCAGGCCCTCGCTGAAGTGGTAGGATAGCTTCTGGGCCAGCCTCACCCATCAGACCTAAGCCACCAGAGTGACCAAAGTAGGTAGGGCCATTAACTACACCACCGTTAGCGAAGGGAAGGATTGACGAAAGGATGCCGCCAGCGCCTCCATAGGTGCCACCACCAGGTGAGTACCCCATAAAGCCACCCATAGGTCCCATCAGGGCGTTACTGATGTTCTTAATCATTGGCTGGTAGATCATAATGTCTAAGATTTGGTCGATGATCTTCAGCGCCATGTCTCGGAAGGCCTCGGCAGCAGTCTTTGTTCCGCCAATAATATCACGGAAACCGTTAGTAATGCTCGTAGCCATTTTGTTCGACTGAGTTTCTACGGCCTTTTTCTGTTTCTCCAGTTCTTCAGCAGCCTTTTTCTCAGCAAAATAGCCCTGAATGCGTTCTTCCAGGTGGCTTCGATACTGCTCCATGTAAAGGGCGTCTGCCTCTGAGATCTCCCCGTCTAAAACTAGACGCTCCCTCAGAGCATCAACAAGTTCGTGAGCTTGCACGAGCAGCTTATCTTGCTCTGTTGTGATGGATGTAGCCCCATAGAAAGACGCCTCTGCCGCCCTTAGTTGATCGGTCGCCTGCTTCAGTGCCGCCTCTTCTTCCTTAACCAGAGAATCCAACGTATCAGAAAGCCCTAAAACCACTGCCTCGACAGCTTCTAATTTCTCTTCGCTTCCAAGAACTTCTAGGGCCTGGCCTCTAAGTTCCCCAAGGATTTTAGACCCAGCTAAAATAGCCTTGTTCAATGAAACTTGGTCTTTAATATCTACGTTCTTTATCTGCTGAAATTCAGGAAAAACCTGACCTAACACAGCAAAGTCAGCCTTGGCTTCTTCCAACCGTCGTGTGGCCTCGTCAATTGCTTGTAGGTTTACCTGCCTCGAAACACTCCCTTCGGGGAGAGAGGCACCTGCACTTCTAGTGTCTTGCAACGCCCTATTTAAGCTAAGAACTCGCCGTCTTGCCGATACCGCATCCACTTCAAGTTTGTTAAATGCCGTGGATAATACAGACAGAGAGTCAGTCCCCTTTTGTTCAGAAAGGACTCTAAACAGTGCTTGTTGTGCTAAACTTGACGAATCTAGGCTCCGCCTATACCTCTCTGTAAATGACGTAGCTTCTGCAAGTTCGTCCTTAAATTTTTCTGCCGCCCCCTTAGCACTTAGAAACAGGTTGGCCATTCTCTCCAAGACACCGTTAGCTAGTCCTGTAGACTTTAAGAACTGCATGCCTATCACAAGCGAAATGCCAGCGATTGCGCCATAAACACCTGGCAACAGTCCAGCTAACTGAGCGCCCTGTTGTGAAAACGCCACAAGAGCGTTCTGACCACCCTGTAGCTGTACCGCCAAGTCACCAACCTGAAAACCTGCGTTCTGAATCACAGCGTTCATTCTGTTAGTGTTTTTACGAACGCCGCCAGTACTGTTGTTGAATTTTTTCGCATCATTATTGGCCTTGGCTAAGGCATCCCCAGCTTTCTTTGCGGCAGGGCTAGTACCTTCCAGGGCATCGTTAAGAGAGACTACCTGTTCAGTGCCGTCTACATCTACAATTAATTTAATGTCAGCCATTCATAACCCTCATATAAACTACATCTAACCTCTTAATAGCTTCAACATCTCTGGAGCTAAGGGGTTCGTATGTCAGTTCCTTCCATGCTTTAATCTGTTCGTAGGTAATCGGGTTAGGGCCACTAAAGCCTGCTGTCCTAGC